GATCAACTTGCATAAATTATAATTTAGGGGGCAGGTGAAAGCTTGCCCTCTATTTTAATATAAAGGAATAACAATGGCAGATACAGTCACATCACAAACAATTCTAGACACACCTTATAGATTAGTTATGAAGTTCACTAACGTAAGTGACGGTACAGGAGAAAGTGCCGTTAAGAAGGTAGACGTAAGTGCATTTACTGCAGGTGAAAAAGGTGCTACATGCACAGGTGTAACAATAGACAGAATATATTTTGTAAATGACGGAATGAAAGTACAGATACTTTGGGACGCATCTACAGACGTAGAAGCATACAAACTATTAGATACTGAAGGGTATTATGACTTTTCACATTTTGGTGGGTTACAGAACAATGCAGGTTCAGGCAAAACAGGTGACATTATGTTTACAACTGTTGGACATGCTAACACGGAAACATATAACATCATATTAGATATGACAAAACAATCCTAAGAAAGGATAACAATGTCTGGCACATATCTAACACTTACAAACAGTACACTAGCAAGATTAAACGAAGTACAGCTAACTTCTACAACTTTTGGTTCAGCTAGAGGTATACAAACTCAAGCAAATAATGCTGTGAATGAATCTATAAGGTATATTAATCAGAAAGAATATAACTTTCCGTTTAATCATGCTACCGAAACAAAAACAGTTACAGCAGGAACAGTTAGATATAGTTTGCCTACATCAACTAAACACGTAGACTATAATACATTTAGATTAGTTAAGGATGAAGATTTAGCAACAAGTGGTGGTAAGTTATCCATTCTTCAGTACAATGATTATATAAATCAGTTTGTAACCCAAGAAGATGAAATAAATACCACGACACTAGATGGTTCACTAACAGACTCAGCAACCACAATAACCGTAGCTAGTACAACAGGATTTGATAGTACAGGCACATTGCATATAGGCAATGAAGAGGTTACTTACACAGGCACTTCATCTACAACCTTTACAGGTGTTTCACGTGGAGCAAATAGCACAACAGCTTCTGCCCACAGTAGTGGAGTGCAAGTAGCACAGTTTGACCAAGGAGGAGTTCCTAGAAATGTGGCTAGATCTCCAGACAACAATTATCTTTTACACCCTTATCCTAATAAGTCATATTCTATAAAATTTGATTATTACACTTTTCCAACAGACCTATCAGCACAAGATGACACGACAAGTATTCCTGCACGTTTTGATGCAGTGATAGTAGATGGAGCTACAGCTTTTGTGTATCAGTACAGAGGAGAGACTGCACAGTATCAACTAAACTTTGCAAGGTTTGAGCAAGGTATAAAGAATATGCAGTCACTACTAGTAAACAAATATGAATATATAAGATCTACATATATACCAAGAACACCGAGTCAAGTATTAGATTTAAATCCTAGAGTAATTTAGTATGCCTGATTTATCCCAGACAGCACCTGCCACATTTCCACTGATGGGTGGATTAGTTTTAAACAAGTCTACATTTGCTATGCAACCCGGAGAAGCACTCGAACTTGTAAACTTTGAGCCAGATATCAATGGTGGATACAGACGTATAAATGGATTTGTAAAGTATAATACAAACGTAGTGCCACAAACGAGTGCATCAACAGAAGAAGTCTTGCTTTCTTGTATATTTAATGATAAAATAGTTGCAGCAAGAGGAACAAAGATATTTACTGCTTCAGCAGGAAGTGGATCTTGGACAGAAAGAGATACAGGCAGAACAAGTGCAGGTGTCTATACCTTTGAAAGATTTAACTTTGATGGTAATGACAAGTTAATAGTTGCAGATGGAAACAACTCACCTACAGTATTTAACACATCATTTGCAGCAACAGATGTGTCATCAGGTGGGGGTGGAGAAGTTAGCACTGCCGTAACAGGTGCAAAGTTTGTAGTAGCATTTAAAGATCACATGTTTTATGGTGGCATGGCTAGTAATAAACAAGAGGTTGTGTTTAGTGTGCCGTTTGATGAAGATGACTTTACTACAGGTAATGGTGCAGGTAGCTTCAAGGTAGACGATACAATAACAGGTCTAAAAGTTTTCCGTGAAGATTTGTTTATATTCTGTGAAGATAGAATATTTAAACTAACAGGAACGTCCTCTAGTAATTTTGCTGTAGCACCTGTAACTAGAAACATCGGATGTGTAAACGGACAAACAATACAGGAATTTGCAGGTGACTTAATATTCCTAGCACCAGACGGATTAAGAACCGTTGCAGGTACAGCAAGAATTGGTGACGTTGAACTTGGTACTATAAGCACTCCTGTGCAGTCTGTATTTAACGATAACATTGCAAACGCTAGTGGATTTAGATCACTTGTTATACCAAACAAAACACAGTATAGAGTGTTCTTTACAAAGTCAGGCACAGTGCAATCTGCAACAGAAGGAGTTGCAACATCTCTAAGAGGACAAAAATTTGAGTTTGCACAGCTAAAAGGAATACGACCTACATCAACAGACACTGTAACTACAGCAACAGAAACAATAGTTATACATGGTGGTGATGGTGGGTATGTATACAGACAAGAATCAGGCAATGACTTTGACGGAACAGCAATAGGTGGTAAGTATAGAAGTCCTGATTTAAGTTTTGGTGACGCAGGAATACGTAAACACATGCACCGTGTTCTTGTTAGTTACAAACCTGAAGCTGCAATAAGTGCAGATATGTTTTTAAGATATGACTACGAAGATCCAAATAGCCCAAGACCTGCAGCATATTCTCTATCAGCAAGTGACATTGTGGCTGTGTATGGGTCAGGAACATACGGAACTTCAACATACGGTGGACAGTCAGAGCCTTTATTAAGACAGTCAGTAGAGGGATCAGGATTTACCGTAGCACTCAGAGTGGACGATAATGGTGTAACAGCACCATATGCTTTGAGAGGATTTCAAATGGAATATCAAACAGGAGCTAGAAGATAAATGGGAGCAACATACACAAGACAGTCTACGTACAGTGACGGTGATGTTATTACGGCTGCCCATACTAATGACGAGTTTAATCAGTTATTAGCAGCCTTCCAAGCCAGTAGTGGACATACACATGATGGCACAGCCAACGAGGGTGGTCCTATAACTAAGATGCTTGGTACATCTCTTACACTTGGAGATGGCACTGCAGGTACAGATATCACTGTAACCTTTGATGGTGAGACAAATGATGGTGTACTCAAGTGGATGGAAGATGAAGATTACTTTGAGTTTTCTGATGATATACTTATAGCATCCACAGAAAAGATACAGTTTGGTGATACTGCTACATTCTTACAGCAATCTTCTGATGGTGTATTAAGAATAGATGGTGAAGCAACAATAGACCTAAATGCTTCAACTGCAGTCACAGTAAGCAATGACCTTAAACTAGACAGCGACTCTGCTGTTCTAGGTTTTGGTGCTGATAATGATGTTACACTTACACATGTAGCAGATACAGCCCTACTATTAAATAGCTCAAGACAGCTACAGTTTGGAGATAGTGGTACATATATACATCAATCAGCAGACGGTGTATTAGACTTAGTATCTGACACTGAAATAGAAATAAATGCAACAACCATAGATATAAACGGTGCTGTAGATGTTTCAGGTAATATCACTGTTGGTGGTAATATTATAATAGGTAGTGCTGATATAAGTGAAGCAGAGTTAGAAGTATTAGACGGACTTACTGTCACAACAGCAGAAGTAAATATATTAGACGGTGACACTTCTGCTACATCCACTACAGTTGCAGATGCAGATAGAGTTGTAATGAATGACAACGGCACTATGGTACAGGTTGCTGTAACAGACCTCGCTGCATACTTTGACGATGAAATAACAGCCATGCCAAACCTTGTGACTACTGCAGCTACAACAGTAGGTGCATTGAACAGTGGGTCTATAACAAGTGGCTTTGGCACAATAGACACAGGCTCTTCTACAATCACAACCACAGGGCTTATCACAGGTGGCTCACTTGATATTGATGACGTTGTAATAAACGGAACAACTATAGGTCACACAGATGATACAGACCTAATAACACTAGCAGACGGTGTTGTAACAATAGCAGGTGACTTAACAATCAGTGGTGATGACCTCACTATGGGTACAAATACCAGTGGTCACATCATGGTTGCTGACGGAACTAATTTCAACCCTGTAGCTGTATCAGGTGACGTAACTATAGCATCAAACGGTGCAGTAACAATAGCCAACGGTGCTGTTGAAACTGCGATGGTAAATGCAAATGTTATCACAGGACAAACTGCTGAAACATCTCTTGACACATCAAATGATACAATACTTATACATGATGCTGATGCAGGGTCACTAAAGAAAACTACACTCGCATCTATATCTTCTGCTCTTGGTGGTATCACAGATGTTGTAGCAGATACATCTCCACAGTTAGGTGGCAACCTAGACACCAACAGCCACAATATACTTATAGATGATGCACACTTTATTGCAGACGAGAATGGTAACGAGCAGATAATCTTTCAAACCACAGCATCTGCTGTAAATCAGTTTGATGTAACAAATGCCGCCACAGGTAACGCACCA